GACGACGCCGGCGGCCTCGGCGTGGCCACCAAGATGAACGCGGCAATCCGTCGTAACGACGCGGCTGCGGCCAACGTGACGAACGCTCAGTCCTTCCTTCAAACGCAGGACGGCGCGCTCAACACGGCGAGCACCATCCTTACCCGCGTGTCGGAGCTTTCGACGCTGGCGCAGGACGCGACGAAGCAGCAGAGCGATCTCGACGCCTACGCGCTCGAGCTCAACACGCTGGCCGACTCGCTCAACAACATCAAAGGCACGAAGTTCAACGGCGTGAGCCTCTTCGGAACCACGAACCTCAACATCACGGTGTCTGACGATGTCAACGCCACGCAGTTGACGGTCACGGGTGCCGATCTCGCGGGCGCCCTGGACGGCACCTACAACGGCGGCACAGCCTTCTCGTCCACGACGTCGGCGGACCTCTCGGCCCTCGACCTCGACACCTCGGACGCGACCGGCGCGGCCCTCGGCAACGGTGCGGATGGCCTTCTCGATGCGACGCTCGCCAGCAACCTCGGCAAGGATGTGGCCACCGCCCTCCAGAACATCGCGAACATTCGCGCCCAAAACGGTGCGGACAGCAGCGCGTTGTCCTCGGCAGGCGACCTCCTGTCGGTGAACAAGGTGAACCTCGAAGCCGCCCACGGCCGCATCATGGACGTGGACGTCGCCCAGGAAAGCACGCAGCTCGCGCGCTTCAACACCCTGTCGCAGGCAGGCACGGCCATGCTCGCGCAGGCGAACCAGAGCTCGCAGTCGGTGCTGCGCCTGCTCCAGTAAGCCGGCGCTCACAACTACGCAGGCGCAACAAAAGGGGCTCTTCCGCAAGGGAGAGCCCCTTCGGTTTTTCTGCTCGGGAAAACGCGCCCGCGGCCCGCATGAATCCGGCTCGGCACGGCGCATGCTATGTATGGCGGAATCATGAATACCCTCGCTGTTTTGGAAAAATATTCCCGGCTCTGCGACGAGCTCGACGACCTCATGCAGGAGGAGAATCGCGAGCTGCGCGCGAGCGGCTCCAGCGATGTTTACGCGGAGCGCAAGCAGCTCGCCGTCGTGCAATTGAACGACGCGCTCACGGATCTCCGCGCGGCCGCGCCGACGGACCGGATGCAACAGGGCGCCGCGCGCGAGTTGCGCGACCGCGTGCTGCAAAAACTTTTGAAGCTGCTTCTCCTCAGCCGCGAGAGCGAGCAGCTCCTCCTCCGCCATCTCACGCCCGCCCGCAAGGCCGTGCCCATGCACGCGGGCAGCGCCCAGCTTCGCAACATCTACCAGGCGCACGCCGCCTAGCGCCCCATGCCCGCCACTCTCCCCGCCGCCGCGCCCGGGCAGCGCTACAAGTTTGTCGTCAAATCCGCCGAAGAGGCCGCGAGCGTCATTCGCGAGCGCCTCGGCGAGGAGGCGCGAGTCATTTCCGTTCGCCAGGTCGAGGGCGAAGGCCTCGCGCGGTTCCTGAAGGCCCCCAAGCTCGAGGTCATTGCCGAGATTCCCTCGCCGGAGCCCCGGCAGGCCGCGCCTCCTCCCGCGCCGGCGCCCATCGTTCCGCCGGTCAATTTGCTCAAGCGCGAGGAAAGCGCGCCGCGTCGCATATGGGACGTGCTCGAGCGCGCCGGCCTGCGCCGGGAAGCTGAGAAGCTATTCGAGCGTGCCGAAGACGAGCGCCGCCGTGCTGAGATTGCCGTTGAGCGCGCCAAGCCAGGGCACCGCGAGTGGGTCCGAAACCTCGCGAAGTCGGTCTCAGCCGGCGCGCCGCGGATCGCCAGCAAGCCACATACCACAAACCCTGAAATGCAGGCACGCCTCGATGCGCTCAAGGTCAAACGCGAGCCTGTGCCTTCGAAGCTTGACCAAACCAGCATTGTTCGAGGAGCAAAGAAATGAATATTCACAATCCAGAGCTCATCCGCCAGCACCGGCACTATGCCGAAATCCGTGATCGGTTGGCGGGAAAGCCGAACAAGACGGAAACGCCTTCTGCGAGACCGTCGAATGACGATCAGATTGCCGAAGGCATGCGCGTCATGATCAGCAAGCTTACCAAGGAAGTGCGCTTCCTGCGAAACTGCCTTCGGCACGCATCAGGGGCAGACCAGCGTGTCAAGGAATTGGAGCTTTCCCTTGCCGATGCTCATGCCCGCATTCTTGCCCAGGCTGAAATGCTCAAGGTGCAGGAGCAATCTGAGATCGATCTTGATGACGATAATCAGCCAGTGGTGCGCCGGCCGGTGCGCATCATCGCTGAGGAGGTCCTCCGAGACTATCCCGGGATCACATGGGAAGATGTCAAGGGGATCAGGCGCCTTCGCAATCTGATTAAGCCTAGAAAGGCTTGTATTCGTGCCGTCTTCGAAGAGCGCAAAGACCTGTCGTCAGTCAAGATCGGGCAGATTTTCGGCGGCCGCGATCACTCCACGATCCTTCATTCGATCCGGACGGCGCCATGAGCAAAACCTACGTCATTGCCGATATCCACGGGCGGTACGACCTTCTGCAAGCCGCATTGGAGCGCATAGAAGCCAATCAAAGCGGCGGCACCGTTATCTTCACAGGCGATTATGTTGATCGTGGCCCTTCATCGAAGAAAGTAATGGACCGCCTGATGTTCGGTCCAACTGATGACAGATGGCGCTGGATCTGCCTCAAGGGCAATCATGAAGACATGATGGTGACCGCCTTGCGCGGGAACGCCGACATGGATTGGTGGCTCGGCAACGGAGGAGTGAACACGCTCCGATCATTTAATGGAAAAGTACAGGACCGATATCTGATCTGGGCCGATGAGCTTCCGCAATATCATACTGACGGAAAGCGCATCTTCGTCCATGCCGGCGTCGATCCGACGAAAACCATGGGCGAGCAAACCGAAGCAATGCTGCTTTGGTCGCGGTGCGGAAAGTATCACGACATCGCTCACCCTGATGGCTATCTCGTCCACGGCCACACACCGTTCGACGACGGTCCAATCGTTCTTGAGGGCAGATGCAACCTCGATACCGGGGCCGTCTGGACCGGCAAACTCGCGGTTGCTGTCTTTAATGACGACGTTCCCGGAAAGCCTGAGCGAATTTTCACGATCACGAAATAACCGAGCGGCGGCTCGACAAACGAGGGCAATGAAATGGCGGCAAAAGAAGAATGGTACGCAATCCGAACGGCGCCTGGCAGTCAGCGCATGGCGCGGGCTATCGAAGGCCTTCCGGCAAATCGCATTGGCGAAAGCATCATTGAGCGCAATCTGCGCAACGAGGGTATTGACGTCTATATGCCGGCCTACTGGCACGAGATCGTCCATCATCGCACAAACAAGATCATCGATCGACGCTTGCCGCTGTTGGTCGGATATGCCTTCGTCCATCTGCCGCGCCTCAATTTCGAGGAGGTGAGGGCGGTTGATGGCGTTATCTGCTTCCTCCGCGGCAACCATGATTTCGGCCCGGTGCGGTTCCGCGTCGACGACATCGCCGTTATGGCCGCAGAGGAGCTTCGCCGGCGTCAGGAAATCCGCCGTGAGAAGATCACTCGCTTCGAAAAGGAGAAGTCCAGCCAGATCATGCATCTGAGGGGCTATCTGCGCAAAATCCTCAAGAAGGGCAGGTCGATCCGCTTCAACCTCAAAGAACAGGCGATGCTCGCCATTAATAGCATGGACGAACAATCCAAGAACACTATTCTGGGGATACTGGCAGAGCTCGACAGCCTTGAGGCGTACGATGGACTTGCGGCAATCGACCGAGTTGCGTAGAATCATGCGTGCAAGTGATTTGCGTGGCTGTTCTGATCGCGGACCTCATGTCCTCCTTGGACGAGGGAATACTCGCCGGGCCATCTGCCTGACTATGCATCAGGCGCGATAGCAGAATTGCGCCTTCTCACATCTATTTCGCGGACGTAGCTCAATGGTAGAGCTGGAGCCTCCCAAGCTCATGACGCGGGGTTCGATTCCCGCTGTCCGCTCCAAATATGGGGTAGGTTCCAAGGGATCGGAGTATTCTGGTCGCGAGGTAAGGCTGCGGCGCCGCCCCATAGCCCGGGCTTAGGCTCGGGCACCAATTACGCAGGCAGGGCAAACGGTAAGCCGCGTGGCTCATAACCTCGAAAGATCCGGTTCGACTCCGGAGCCTGCAACCAGTTCACCAGCGCCGGCACACACCCCGGCTTACCTCCATACCGTCTCCGGCAATCCGGGTGCGAGGGACAACGATAGCCGGCAGGCAACGGCGCTCCAACAGGAGGCCACGAGCCTGATAGCGAGGCGCGGAACGGGTTAACTGACCGGTCTACGGCGTGTGTGGGGAAGCCCCAGCCTCGAAGTTTCGCCAGCATAGCTCAGTAGGTAGAGCGCCGTCTTTGTAATTCGGATGCCCGGGGTTCGAATCCTCGTGCTGGCTCCATAAAGCACCGGGAGTGCTATACCCGGAGAGGCGTGGAAATCGCCTCATCGGCCCCGTCAGCAATGGCGGGGTTTTCCATTTCGGAAGTCCGCCCCGGATGTGCAGGACAATGGCCCCGGCGCTTGGAAGGTAGGAAAAGTGAAGCTCCTGCGACGGCAGAACATTCCGCACCCGGCGGTAACCGGGCTAACCAAGGAGAAGACGCTATGAGCGTACAAGCAATGTTCTACGTGAAAGAAATCAATCACCGCGCCACCGGCCAGGCCGACGCCGTCAACGTCGAGGTAAAGCTTGGCGCAGCCTTCGGCACCTATCTGCAGGGCCTTCCAGAAGGCAATAGCGATTGGTCGAAGTGGACGCCGTCCGGTGATATCGCCATGACGATCACCAATCCGGCAGCAGTCGACCAGTTCGAAATCGGTGGCGTCTATCAGCTCACCTTCGACAAGGTAGGCTGATAATAGTGCGCCCATTCCTGCCCAAAGATATGATCGAAGACACGTGCATCCGCTTCGAGCCCGCTTCGGATCTTCTAGAATGGGCGCGCTCCACCTTCATCGCTGAGACAGCCGACCTCGTAAACGAGGATCACGCTCATCTCCGCGTTGCCAACATTGGTATGCTGTGGACCAACGTCGAGAATGGCAGGAACGGCCGCCGCATCATTGGTCAATGCGAGATGGGCCTCCCGCCAGCCGGCAAATGGTCGCGCGCCAGGATAGAGCTTCAGCTCACCCAATGGTTCGGACACGTGCCTGACTTCGTTCTTACCTTCGATGCGCATTATGCGTCCATCTGTTCGGATGCGGAGTTCTGCGCCTTGGTCGAGCATGAGCTTTATCACGCTGGACAAGAGCGCGATGCCTTCGGCGCTCCCAAGTTCCGCAAGACGACCGGCCTTCCAGCGTTCACCCTGAGAGGCCATGATGTCGAAGAATTCGTCGGCGTCGTTCGTCGCTATGGTGCAGATGCCGCCGGAGTCCGCGCGATGGTCGACGCCGCCAATCAAGAACCCGCGATCGCCAGAGTGCGGATCGCACATGCATGCGGCACCTGTCAGCTTAGGGTCGCGTAACTGACCGGAGCCTGACAATCGCATGGCCAAGGGTACGCTCAAGGATGAGGTGAAGACATTCATTGTCCAAAGCCTCGCATGTTTCGACACACCGTCCGTTGTTGTCGAAGCGGTCAGGAAGGAATTCGGCGCGACTATCACTCGCCAGTCGGTGGAGGGATACGACCCGACGAAGAAGGCCGGCAGCAACCTCGCAGAGAAGTGGCGTCTGCTATTCGAAGAAACCCGCAAGACCTTCCTCGAGGACACCGCGTCGATTGCCATCAGCCATCGCGCCGTTCGCCTCCGCGCTCTTCAGCGCATGGCAGAGAAGGCCGAAGGGCAGGGCAATATGGTTCTGGCCTCCTCGCTCCTGAAGCAGGCGGCGGAAGAGGTTGGCGGCGCATATACCAATCGGCGCGAGATCACTGGCAAGGACGGCAAAGACCTGCCGACGCCTGTCTCTCCGGTGACCATCTTCCAGTTGCCCGACAATGGCAGGGGATGAGAAGGGCGCGGCAGCCCAGACGATTATCCGGCCGCAGCCAGGGCCACAGACCACCTTTCTGTCGTCGCCAGCTGATATTGCCATCTATGGCGGAGCTGCCGGGGGTGGAAAAACGTGGGCGCTCCTCATGGAGCCGCTGCGCCATGTCAGCAACCCCGGATTTGGCGCTGTTTTCTTCCGGCGCAACCTGACACAGGTCCGAAATGAAGGCGGTCTTTGGGATGAAAGCGAAAAGCTCTATCCGCACCTGAGCGCGACTCCGCGGTCGGCTCCGGATTTGAGTTGGACGTTCCCGTCCGGGGCAGGCGTTGCCTTCGCCCACCTTGAGCATGAGAAGACGATTTACAACTGGCAGGGATCACAGATCCCGCTCATCTGCTTCGACGAGTTGACGCACTTCTCGGCAAAGCAGTTCTGGTACATGCTCAGCCGTAACCGTTCGATGTGCGGCGTTCGCCCGTATGTACGAGCGACCTGCAACCCGGATGCGGATAGCTGGGTCGCGGAATTCATTTCGTGGTGGATCGATCAGGAGACCGGCATTGCGATCCCGGAGCGATCCGGCGTCCTGCGTTGGTTCATCCGCATTGGCGATACCATCATATGGGCCGATAGCCCAGAAGAGCTAGCGCACCACGTCAATCCATTGACGGGTGAGCCGATCCCGCCGAAGTCGGTGACATTCATCCCGGCGAAGCTGAGCGACAATGCTCTCCTGCTGGCAGCCGATCCTGGCTATCTCGCGAACCTGATGGCCCAGCCAACGGTTGAGCGCGAGCGCCTTCTTGGCGGCAACTGGAAGATCAGGCCTGCAGCCGGCCTCCTGTTCCGCCGCGGTTGGTGCGAAGTGGTCGATGCAATCCCGGCCGGCGCCAAGTGGGCGCGGGGTTGGGATTTGGCGTCAACGCCAAAGACCGAAAGCAACGATCCAGATG